TCTCAACCACAACATATTCTCTCGTGAATGGTGCTGATGGTTCAGTAAAGCAAAGCGATATCGTAACTGGAATTGACTTGTTTGATAACAAGGAAAAGGTTGATGTTTCTCTACTCTTCGCAGGTGACTGTGGCGTTGGAGCAAACTCAGCAATCGACTCAGTGGTTGTAGCCAATGAGTATCTAACAGCTGCATCAAATCGTAAGGATTGCGTTGCGTTCGTATCGCCAGCCCAAGCAAACGTAGTTGGCTCACAAGCCTCTGCTGATTCGGTGGTTAATTATCGCAATGCTCTAACATCAACATCTTACGGTGTAATGGACTCAGGCTGGAAGTATCAGTATGACAAATACAACGACGTGTATCGCTGGATTCCGCTCAATGCTGACGTTGCTGGTCTTTGCGTTCGTACAGATCTACAACGTGATCCATGGTTCTCACCAGCTGGTTTAAATCGTGGTCAGATTCGCAATCTTGTTAAGTTGGCATTTAATCCAACTCAAGCAGAACGCGATACGCTATACAAGGGTGGTGTAAATCCAGTTGTATCGTTCCCAGGCGAAGGTACTGTTCTCTTCGGAGACAAGACGCTACAGGGTCGCCCAAGTGCATTTGATCGCATCAATGTTCGTCGCTTGTTCATCGTACTAGAAAAGGCCATTGCCACAGCAGCTAAGTACCAATTGTTTGAATTCAATGATGCATTCACACGTGCACAATTCCGTAACTTGGTGGAACCATTCTTGCGTGACATCAAGGGTCGTCGTGGTATCTACGACTTCCGCGTAATCTGTGATGAAACAAATAACACAGGTGAAGTAATTGACCGTAACGAATTCGTGGCTGACATCTACATCAAGCCAGCTCGTTCCATCAACTTCATCTCATTGAACTTCATTGCTACACGTACTGGCGTGGCATTTGAAGAAATCGTTGGCGCCTAATTAATAACTTCTAGGAGAAGATACAAATGGATATTTCACAATTTAAGAATAAGTTAGGCGCAGGTGGTGCTCGTCCAAACCAATTCCTAGTGACACTAACTTTCCCTGCTGCTGTTGGAGCAGGTGCAAGTGATGATTCACTACTAGTAACATCTGCAGCCTTGCCAGCATCAAACGTCAACCCAACCATCGTGCAATATCGTGGTCGTGAAGTAAAGATGGCTGGCGAACGGACATTTGATCCATGGACAATAACCGTATTGAACGACACAGAAATGAAGCTCCGTCGTTTATTCGAATCATGGTCAAACCTCATGAACAACCGTGTGAACAACGGCGGTTCATTGGCACCAGCTACATATATGTGTGATATGTCAGTTGCACAATTAGACCGTAACGATGCAACTATTCGTACATACAACATCTTCAATGCATTTCCAATTACTGTGTCTGAAGTGGCTCTTGCCTACTCAGCCAATGATGTGATTTCAGAATTCAATGTGACTTTCCAATATTCACATTTTGAAGTAACACCTGTTTAATCCTTAAGAGGATAGGTAACATATTATGGATATTTTTGGATACGAGATAAAGCGGAAGGGTCCGGCACAAACTGAGCGTTCGTTTGTGCCGCCTTCTGACGATGGTGCACTCGACACCATCAAAGCAGGAGGATACTATGGTTCCTACCTGGATTTAGAAGGTGCCGCAAAAAACGAATCAGAACAAATTAAAAGATATCGTGATATCTCTTTGATGGCAGATGTGGACGCCGCCATTGATGATGTGGTAAATGAAGCCATTGCCAATCTAGATAATGAAGCTTCTGTGAAACTTGACCTCCGAAATGTGAAAGTTTCCTCAAGTGTCAAGAAAAGCATTGAACAAGAATTTGATACTGTTCTACGTTTACTACATTTCAAGGACAAAGGACAAGATTATTTTCGTCGTTGGTACATTGATGGTAGAATGTATTTTCATAAAGTGATTGATACAGCGAAACCAAAGCAAGGATTAACTGACATTCGCTATATTGACCCACGAAAGATTAAGAAAGTTCGTAATGTCATCAAAGAAAAAGAACCAAAGACTGGTGTGGAATTTGTAAAAGCCACGGAAGAGTTTTTCATTTACAATGAAAAGGGCATCCACATGACACAAAATGTGGCAGTCAACACCAATGTCCAAGGATTGAAAATCACAAAAGATGCCATTTGCTATACTCCATCAGGATTGTTTGACGTAGATAATCAATTAGTTTTAAGTTATTTACATAAAGCCATCAAGCCAGCCAATCAGTTGCGCATGATGGAAAATGCACTGGTGATTTATCGGTTAGCTCGTGCGCCAGAAAGAAGAATCTTCTATATTGATGTTGGTAACTTGCCGAAATTGAAGGCAGAACAATATCTAAAAGACATCATGAATCGCTATCGCAACAAGATGGTGTATGATGTAAACACAGGTGAACTTCGAGATGACAAGAAAGCCATGAGCATGTTGGAAGATTTCTGGTTGCCTCGTCGTGAGGGTGGAAAGGGTACAGAAATTCAAACACTGCCTGGTGGGCAAAATCTCGGTGAAATTGCTGACATTGAATATTTCCAACGCAAGTTGTATCAAGCGTTGAATGTGCCAATGTCCAGATTGCAACAACAAGGTGGGTTAAACTTTGGACGTGCTGCTGAAATCACCCGAGATGAGTTGAAGTTCACAAAGTTCATTGGTAAACTTCGTCGGCAATTCGCCATGATGTTCCATGATTTGTTGAAAACACAATTGATTTTAAAGGGTGTGTTAACAGAACAAGATTGGAATGACATTGTAGAATCCATTGAATATGTGTATGCTCAAGATGCCTACTACACAGAAAGCAAAGACCAAGAAATCATGCGTTCTCGGATTGAATTGTTAGCTCAAGTGGATCCGTTTGTAGGAAAATATGTCAGCAAGACATACATTCAAAAGAACATCTTACGATTCACTGAAGAAGAAATTGATGACATGGATGCCGAGATGGAACAAGCAGCATCCGACTCCATGGATTATTCAGCACCACTTGAAGATCCAAATCAACCAGGAAACATTCTACCGAAGGGAACTCCATTCCCAGCACCACCGGAGAAGAAGAATGGAAATAAATGAGGTTAAGGTAGGTGACACGGTCACCTTTACACATAACAAAAAGAAAGTCACAGGCAAAGTGATATATCGTCACGATTCTGCTGACAATAAAAAAGCTGAACGTGCTGCGTTAATGGGTCATGTCAATGTTCAAGTCATGGACAACAAGTCGTATCCCGTAACAGTGCATGTCTCGAAATTAAAACCAGCCATTCAAGAGGAAACCACTATGGAAGAAATGAATGAAAATGTTCTAGATTTAATTGACCGCATTGACGGCGGTGATAATCTAGGAGCAGAAAAGCTTCTAAATGATATTTTAAGCACTCGTGTAACAGAAGTGTTGGATGCTGTAAAGATTGAAGTGGCATCATCCATGTTCAACACAGAAGAATGTGCTGAATGTGTGGAAGAAGCCAAGAAGATGAAGAAAGAAATGGAAGATGACGATGAAGAAGCAGAAGATGAAGATGAGCTTGATGAAGCCTTGAAGGGTGGTCAACATAAGATTGACATGAACAAAAATGGCAAGTTAGATGCTCATGACTTCAAGATGCTTCGTGCCAAGAAGAAAGGCATGAAGGAAGAAGTGGAACAAATGGATGAAGCTTCTTACTCAGCCAAGTCAGCAGCAGCTGGCAAGGACATTGGCAAAAAGGGTAAGATGTTTGGCAAGATTGCCAAGAAGGCAAGTCGTAAGTATGGTAAAGAACGTGGCGCCAAGATTGCAGGTGCTGTATTAGCCAAATTACGCAAAAAAGGTAAGTAACATGGAAGAAGCCAAAATGACGGATGCCGACATGGCACAACGCGAAAAGATTGTGAAGTCAATGAAGAAAAACTTCAAAGATTTTCGCAGTCGTTATGGCTCTGATGCCAAGAGTGTGATGTATGCCACAGCCACGAAGATGGCAATGAAGGAAGAAGAAACAATAGATGAAGCTTTGTTCTACAACCCTTCCCCAAGCCACAGCCCTAAGGCGAAAAATCCCAAAGAAAAAATGTCTAAGGAGCTTCGCAAGAAAATGAATTATTTTCGTAAAAAATATGGTGCTGAAGCAAAACCAAAAATGGCTATGAAGGAAGAAGAAACCATTGAAGAAAACAAATATAGTTTGCCAGCTGGTAGCATGAAACCTGAAAAGCCAATTAAAGGGCTTTCAAAAAGTCCTTTGGAAAAGCGTTTTGGTCATTTAAAGCCAGGACAATCTGCTTCATTGAAGGGTGATCCAAAGCAAGTGAAGAAAACCAATGAAGAAGCAGAAACAGTAGTGGAAGGAGAAGTGAAGAAGGCAAATAAAGAAAAAAAGAATGAATATGTAGCATCCATCATTCAAAAGAAACTTCATCCTTCTGTTCTTCCTTCCAAAGCATATGGTCGTCGTAAGTTGAAAGAAGCTGTCAAAGATGAAGCTGACAAGGGTGAATATGATTACGAAGGTGACATGGCCAAATCTTCACTTCGGACCATTGTTCGCAATGCACAAATGATGCATGATATGCTTGATGAAAACACCAATCTTCCAGAATGGGTGGCAAGCAAAATCACATTGGCAGAAGATTATCTAGTATCAGCAGCACAATACATGCAATCAGAAATGTCAGAAGAAGTAGAACTAGATGAAATTTCCAGTTACAAAGCTAGTAGAGCAGCAGATGCTTCTTGGCATATGAATACAAGAAATGGTCAACCAGTTGCTCAAGGTTATAAAAAACTCCGCCATGTAGATACCCATCCATATCCTGGAAAGGACGGTAAGTTGGGTAGCAAGAGTCGGGAAAAGTCAGAAAAGCAATATCAAAAATTTGCTGCTTATGCTAAAAAGAAAAAAGAAATGGGTGAATCCAATCTCACTCCATATAGAAATACAGAACTAGGAGTTCGTAGCACAAAGAAAGCTGGACTACCACGTATGTCCAATGCCAAACAATTCTGGCG